GTACCGCCCCATCGGCGCCGTGGCGATCCGTGTGTACGGCTTCCCATCCAGCGCTGCGTTCTCCGGCTCCAGATCGTAGTCCGTCGTCAGCCACGTCCTCTCGTAGACCCGGTCGCCGTCCTCGTCCGTCTGCAGCGTCGTGATGCTAACGATATCGTCCGTGAACACCAGGTAGGCGTCCTCTGCCTTGTACGTCCGGCTCTCGTCGACCGCATTGGCCCAGAACCGCCGGAAGCAGTGCTCGTCGATCAGCCTCGACGCCGCCTCGACCTTGTTCTCTATGACCGAGTCATCCTGGCTGTCCGTCGAATCAGCCGGGAAGAACTCCGCCTTGAACTCCTCCGCCGTACAATATCCGTTCGTGATCGTCATTTCCTTATCCTGTCCTCGAATGTAGATCGTATCCTGCCGCCTGCCATAGGGCGAAACTCGTGTACGTCGTGCCTCCCAAAACCCACTGGTAACTTGTAGGTGAAATGAAATGGTTGGAATCACTTAGGACAATTATGGCGGTGGGAAGGTAGTAGAAGTCCCCTCGGAACCCATCGAAGGTGCAGTTCTGGAAGTTTATCATTCCGCCTGCCGCACCAGCGGTATCCTGCATGAGAATGGGATAACCCACCGTGTCCGGACAGACAATTCTCACGTTATCCAGGGTCAGCGACCCGGCCGCGCTGATAAAGATAGCCTGGCTGGGGCAGGTTGGCATGGTTATTACTGCGCCATTTATGGTCATGGTCGCAGCTGCTTGCACTAAGAGAGCGTTGTTGCCGGTGTGAACGATGGTCAGGTTGGTTACGGTATAGGTCGCACCCGCGTAATTTGCGTTTAACCCAAATGTGCAACCCGTGACCGTCAAACCCGACAGGATCATCTGGGTGAAACTGACTGCACTTAATGGACTCATGCACCGCTCGACCGTGCAGTTGATGAACTTTACAACCCCGAACGACCCACTGACGTTGGCGTGTCCGTACCAACCCTCAGCATCATTTACTAAAACGTCATTAGTGGCCTTGCAGTTCTCGAAAGTCACCCCCTCGTAGTTGGGTGTATCCTGGTTGAAGACGAACATCGCTTTACTGCTAACTGAATGGTAGCAGTTCCTTGCCTCGACGTTGTAGCAGTAGGTGCCGGTCGCTACGATCAGGTTGTGCGCGTTGCCATCCTCGCACAGTGAGTTATAGAGACTGCCATACTTACCTAACCGTATGCTTCCGCCCAGGTTGAGATTTCTCCGTGTCCACACACCATCAATAACAGGATATGTGTAGTTGTAAGCATTTATTCCCTGTTGTCGTTTAGCATATTCATAGGTCTTGCCATTCGTGCCAGGGTTGCTGTTATCCGAAGCATGGACATACATCGTGATTGGCGGGGTTACGTCGCTGGATGGATAATAGCTGCCCGCCGTCGCGTCGCAGTTGGCAATCGAAGTCGCCCGCACCAGGCGCACGTTGTTCTCCCAAACGCTGTTCCACGTGGTTACTCCGAGATCCGGAGATTTGGTGCATTGGTAGACAAAAGTTTGTCCGCCCGTCTTTGACCAATCGCCTGCCGCAATGATATCCGAGCAGTCAAATAACGGCTTTGCACCACTGCCGTAGGCGTAGACCTCGATATTATTCGCGGGTATGATAAGTTCCTCGCGCCAAGAGGAGCCACGCCTTAGTCCGATATATTGACCTGCAGTAATGGTTTTGCTCAATAGAACCGCAATAGTTTTTAGGGCCTGCATTGTAGACTTGCCGGTATATGTATCATTTCCATTTACAGAATCGACATACCAATCAAAGTCACTGGATCGTTCAGCAGCCGCGGCCAGCCCCGCCGGAGTCACCGCCTTGGTCGCAATCGCTCCAGCCTGCGCTTCAGCAACCGTTGAAAATGGCGTATGCGCTGAAATCGCCGTAGTAGCCGCTTGTGATGCGTGCGCATCAATCAGCGTCTGCAGCGTGTTCTGTGCCGCCTGTGGGTCCGCCGCAATCGCTACCAGCTCCTCCAGCGTCAGTGCCGCCCCCGCCTGCAAATTCACCGAGAACGATTCCCCGCTCGGCAGCGCCACCCGGTATGCCGCCGATCCTGTCGTCGGCACCGATACCGTCACACTGAACTGCCCCGCCGCATTCGTCACCGCCTCGTAGATCTCCCTCGGGTACGTCGTCACACTCGTCCCGAAGAACGCCATCAGCGTGAACTTGACCGTCGCCGCAGCCCAGGCTATATCCCCGCCCGGGTGGTGGATCGTCCCCGTGATCGTCCTCGTCGCCATCTATCCTCTCTTCCCCCCTTCCCGTTTCGGGAAGGGGCCAGGGGTTAGGTCGGGTTAGGTCCTAAATCCTCAAATAGCGGATATACGCCACCAGCGCATCCGTCAGCGCGTCGCACCCCGCCTGCGCCTCTGCGACCGTCGCCAACAATTCTTTATAGTCTCGCCTTGTAAAATGCTCAGCCATAAGACCTCCTTATACTATCGGCTCCCACGCCGCCTGGTTCAACTTCAGATACCCCAATACTTCAAGATGGCTATCCTCATAGATAGGCCACCCTCCTGCGTACCCAAAGAGCGCTACCCGTAGATAGTTGACGGCGTTATAGGTGAATGTCACTACCAACGTTGAATGACCACCGAATGACAGACTGGTATTGGTATTTGAGATCAACGAAGGACTGATACCGAAGATGGTGCCCAGGAAGTTCTTGAACGCCTGGATGGTTATCTTCGTCTCGTCGAACAGCGCTTCAAAGATCGCAGCGTTATTATCCAGCCTGAACCGCCAGTGATTTAGCATGCACGGGCGTGGATGCGCAGCCGGGCCAAGTGCCTTGAGTGCAGCCACGAGTTGTGCTTTCTGGGTTGCATTCAAGTTTAGATTTTCTATTCCGAAATAGACATGATAATCAGCCATCGTTACACCTGCGCCGCCTTTAACATTTCTGCGGGTGTGGCCTCACGGTTGAGGAGCACCCCATCAGCGAGATAGCCGTACCAGACTAATGCCGGCGTAACGTTGTAAGCACCGAGCAAGGCCTGATTGGCGCTCAGAATACCTGCCCATGTACCCAACCCCGTCTTATCAACCCCAGTCTGCAACCCATTATAGAATGCCCGAAACCTGTCATTGGCCTTATTCCAGGTCATACCCAGGCACATAAAGACCGTGGGGGTGACAGCCAATGCAACATCTTTATATACACCACCAGCCACATAAACCCAGAGCAGTGTGTCAGTGTTATATTTCATGACTTTGATATAGTTGTTTGCATCTACTATAAAATAGCAAATATAATGGTGAAATGTATCCGTCCACACCCCCGCGTTGAACACCTTCGGCCATATCAGCACCGTCCCCTCACTCCCGTTGAATGCCGCTGCCAGCGAGGCCGAGTAGACATTCACATAGTCGGTTGCCCCGTCGAAGTAAGGCGTTGTGTGACCATCGCCGATTCCAGGATAGCCCCAATCTATGCCTGTCGCTGCGCCGTTGCGCCTGTTGCCGCTGATGTCATAAGCAACTGACCCGCCAGGTTCCCATAATGGCCAGTGTGCAATGATCGACGAACCGAAGAGCTGTTTGATCTTCAGGTAATATTCCAGGTTGCTCAGTAACAGTAACTTGCTCGCGTTCATAGCTCTTTGCACACTAATTTTAGGATACGCTCCGCACCCTGGTTGACCGGTGTACCGCCTGTGCCCGACCGCACCTTGATATAGATAATGCCCGACCAGTTAGCAGGCGGCAGGAATACGTAGTGTGCAGCGACGACCGTCAATGAAACCTCAGCCCCCGCCCCATCGTACATATCGAAGAAGTTAGTGCCGTCTATCGAGTGCTGGAAGGTCAGGTTAGCTGCGGTCCAGGCTGCGGACATCTCGATGCCCAGCAGGGTAGCACCGTTCAACCTGAAAGCACCGGAAAGAGCCGTTCCGTTTGGGATTATTACAGATAAAATATTTATTTGATTCATTTATTTACTCCTTATAAAGGTTTTTTTAATCTCCCTTGATAGCCTTGAAATCACTCTTCGTTATCGCCCCCTGGTCACTCGGCCCTCCCTGCCGGTCCCACAGTGGATTTTTCAACATTCGGTCGCTTTTCGCCTTCGAGCTCTTCGTGCCGTTCTTTTTCGCTTCCTTCACCGGCTTCAGCACCCCCGGCGAATCGCGGTTCATCCATTCCGCCAGCTCATCCTCGACCTCGACCACATCCCCTTTCAGGTAAGGTCCAACCTGTCCAGACCCGTAATTCCACTGAATGATATATTTAGCCATCTCAACCTCCTTCTTTTTCTTCTCCCCTTCCCTTTTAGGGAAGGGGTTGGGGGTTAGGTCTATTCTGCGTTCTCGGGGGCAGACTGTTCGCCCAATCAATCTGCCCCCATAGTACCGCGTTGTACTTCAACGCAGTCCCTCGGTATTCGTCCCTAGCTCTGGGCTCCGACCGCCCCGTACCAGGTTACCCCATCGCACCAGACGATCGCCGCCTCGTTCTGCGTCGGCGTGCAGATGGCCGTGCCCGCAGCATTCTTTATCGTGATCACCTCCGCTGCATTCGCCTGGTTGCTGATGAAGAGCACGGCACCGACGCATTTCGCCGCTGCTGGCAGTGTCAGATCTCGCGCCGCTTCCGGGTCGAAGGCGAACCCGTTGTATCGGTTGACCTCTTCCACCGTGATCACCCGGTTCGCCCCTAGCGTCTCGACCAGCTTGCAGCTCATCCGGCTCGCCTTATCCGATGGGTTGATCGCAATTCTTTCTCTTGGCATGTCATTCCTCCTTTTCCTCCCCTCGCCCTATGGGAGAGGGGTTGGGGGTGAGGTCAGAGTCGCGTTCTTTGCGACAAACCCCGCCTCCCTTTTCGACTGTTTCGCGTCTTTCGCCTGTTTCGCTTCTTTAGGCGACCGCGATATCATAGATCACGTCCGCGCTCTCTATCCCTGTCACCGCGCCGGTCGCCGAGAAGCGCCCGAATCCCAGCCGCAGCGAGTAGACCAGCCTTGATTGGTCCGTCGCCGGGATGCGCTCGGTCTCCATCTTGACTCTGCGTCGCCACCCGACCTTGAAGCCCCTGCGGTTGAAGGTCACCACCTGGCCGTAGATATTGTTGGCCGGTGTTACACTGGACGGCTTCCCATCCGCCTCCGTCTTCGAGATCGCCAGCGTTCGGATCAGCGGGTGTCCCAGCACAGTTTCCTGCTCACCTACTGCAACTGTCGCTTTGTTGCCATATTTATCATAGGTTGCGAACTCATCCAGCATATCGATCTTGTCCCCTGTGTCCGGATCGCAGGAATAGATCAGATCGTTCGGGTCCATCGGGTGTCCCCAGTCGATCTTGTTGGTGGCATCGACCATCCGCTTCTGCTGGTCCTTCAGCGCAGCCAGATCGATCGCTCCGGCCAGATCTTTCTTGTTGCCGGTAACGTCCACCAATGCCGCGTGCCGGATCCCGTCGAACGCCAGGAAGTGCTTGGTCGCTGCCGGGGCCGCGTCGTCGTTGTTGATGTTGCCGGTCGCCCCGGTCGATGCGTCGCCGTTCAGCACCAGGCTGTCGCTGTAGTATCCCAGCGATAGCGCAATCTGTCGTCTCAGGAACGGAACGAATGCGATGATGCTGTCCTCTTCGAGCTCGCCGCTCCACATCTGGTGGATCACGAACTTGATCGCCGTCACCGCCACTCTGTTCGATCCGGTCTTGACCGTGGCATAGTTCGCAGCGTTATAGGTCGCACTTTCTCCCACGTACAGTAGCTCCGGGAAGTCCACCTCCACCGGCAGATAGGCCACCGGCGCCGTCATCTCGAAAGATTCGATCTGGTTGAAGATCTTGCTCTGCTCCCGTCCAACTGTCCATAGATCGCCCACGTACTGCGCCCCGATGAGCTGCAGGCCGTAGCCGGTCTCGATCGTATCCATCGCCCGGATCGCTCTCTGATAGGCTTCGGTCAGCTCGAACTTGCCCTCTGACTGAAGCTTGCGGTCCTTGCCGTGGAACCAGGCCGCCGGGATGCGTGGGAACAGGTCGTCGATCGCCCGCTTATCCATCTCGCGCACCTTCTCCTGCGGCAGGTAGTAACCTTCCGAGATCGTTTCGAAGGTATTCTTCAGCTCCTCGCTGGGTCCTTCGTACACCCCACTGCCGTCCCCTTCCACCCGCTTCTGCCCCTTCAGGCTCGTCTGCAGGTCGTACAGCCACTCGATGTCGGCGATGTTCAGCCCCCAGCGGGCGTATTTGCTTCCCACCAGCTTCCGTTCGCCGCCGTCTCCGCCGAAGCGCATCTTGCGTACGAAGCTCTCGTCCTTCAACATATTGTCCAGGTAGGTTTTCACCATCCCCTCGACCTTCTGCGGCGATGCGTTCTCGTTCATCGCCGTCAGCCGGTCGTTGATATCCTTCACCA